ATGGCAATTGGTATGGGATATTTTATCTGGTATGTTTGGAAGTATGTGACAAAAGAACTAAAACCAAAAATTAGTGCTTCACATAAGACTCTCATTAAATTATTAGACCAGATTAGAATGCTTGACAATGACTTGATACGATTACAACAAAAAGTAAATACTGTAATCGAATACAGGAAACAAGAAGAATTAAAAAAACAAGGTAAAAAAGATGAAAATATTAATACTAGTCGCAAGTCTACTCGTAAGTAATGTATTTGCTGACCAAATAGTCCATAAGTTTAAATCACCATCATTTAGTGGTATCGGGACTAGTTCACATTACTTGACTATAGAAAACCAACAAAAGTCTCGTAGAGACAAAATTCAAGAAGATGTTGAATCTGCAATTGCAAAAGCAGAACGTGAATCAGAAAGTACAACCCATGCTAAATTTCTTAGAAACTTAGAATCAAGAATTTATGCTCAAATATCAAAACAATTAGTTGACCAAATGTTTGGTGATGGAATAAATGAAGGTGAGATATCAGGTTTCTTTGATATGCTTGGTAATACAGTTGCATATGATTTATGCACTGGTTGTGGTGAAGATGGTATTGATGTAATTAGAATCACTATAACAGGTGATGACGGAACAATAACAACGTTAGATGTACCAGTAGGTAGTGGAGCATTTTAATGAAAATATTTTTATTGGTAGGACTATTAGTTCTATCAAGTTGTGCTAGTATACCTTCTTATTCTCGTATAGATTGCGATGATGACCAACTAGCATGTAGAGAAAGTGCAACTGTTGAAAGGTTGCCATCTACATATGAATTAAAAAATGTACCGGGTCCAGATAATAACAAACCTGTAGTAGTTGCAGTTTATGGTTTTACAGATAAAACAGGGCAAAGAAAAAGTAGAGATACATTTTCAGATTTTTCTACCGCGGTAACACAAGGTGCAGATTTACTTGTTATTGATGCACTTAAAACTGCAGGTAATGGAGAGTGGTTTAGAGTAGTTGAAAGAACTAATATAGATGCTCTCATAAGAGAAAGACAAATAATAAGAAGTTCTAGAGAAGAGTTTAATGAAGACAAAGCACTAGGTTCTTTAGTATTTGCAGGAATTTTAATTGATGGTGGTGTTGTTGGATATGACACTAACATCGAAAGTGGTGGTCGTGGAGCAAGATACTTAGGTGTCGGACACAATACATCATATAGAAGAGATTCAGTAATTGTTAGTCTAAGGGCAACCTCAACACTAACAGGTGAAATTTTAATGAATGTTCAGGCGAAAAAAACTATTTTGTCTGTCGGTGGTGGTTATGATTTATTCCGATTCTTTGATATGGACACAAAGTTATTGGAATTTGAAGACGGTAATGGATTTAACGAGAGTGTGACTTTTGCAGTTCGCTCCGCTATTGAAGTTGCAGTATTAGAACTTATTTACCAAGGCCACGATAGGGGTTATTGGCAAATAAAGAGTGGTCATCGTCACCCACATCTATCAGATGGAGTTAACGATAAACACTCATTAATTAAGGAGAAAGAATGAGAACTTTAATTCTCGCTTTATTATTAACAGTAAGTGCATTTGCATTTGCAGATAATGAGATATATATCGAGCAAGTTGGAGAAGGTGTAGAAATTATTATTGAACAAACAGGTAATGGAAACTTGATTGGACAAAATACTAACACTGGTGCTAATGCGACCGATATGAAACTACAAATAGGTAACAGTAATGCATACTGGTTATTTAATGGCAGTAATAACTTATTATTTGGTGATATCAATTCAGATGGGTCAAACATAGATTACAATCTAGTAGGTTCAAATAACAGAATTAATCAATTGATTGGTACTGTAGATGGTAATACTAGTAGCAACTATAGTGCAGATGCTATTGATATGAATGTAGATGTTCAAGGTAGTTACAACCAAACTGCATTTAGATTGGGTAATAAATCTGAAACTTATAACACACCTTATAATTTAGGTGATGGTGCATTTTTTAACAATAGTGCAGGTTTTAGAACTTACTCTGCTCATACATTTACTGGCAGTAATATCACTGGTTATGGAACTTATGGTGGTAATGCTACAAGTAATTATGGGTCAAATGCCGCATATTGGGACGCCTGGAATATCACAGAAGGTAGTGCTGATGGTGCCAACATTGACTTACTAGTTGATGGTAGTGGTGCTTCAAATACTATTGGTGCTTTTATAAACTCTTCAAATGCTATTTGGGATTGGGACATAACTGGTTCAAACAACTGGATATTAACAACTCAAGAGGATGGAAGTGATAATAAAATATCTGTTGATTTAACAGGTGATAAAAACTATGTGTTTGTTGGTCAAAGAACAGGTACAGGTTTAAATAGTACAGAGGCGATATTAGATGCAAGTTTTGTTACAGACGGTTCAGAAATTACGATTATTCAACAAGATACTGGCGAGTAATCTAATACTAATAGGGTCTGTTTATGCAGACTCTATTGGTGATATTCGTGAACACACTGGTAGTGCCGCACTTGAAAGACAATCTGGTGAAGAACTAATTGTTTCAGATGCGAGTTTACCTGATGTAGAAATGAATGATACTGCCGTTACTGGTAATGGTAGAATGTTAATTGAATTCAAAGATGAAGAAGAATTAGCATTAACTGAACATACAAGAATTTACATTGACGAAGTATATTATGACCCAGACCCATCGTTATCTAAGATGACAATGCGAATGGCAATGGGTACTGCTAGATTTACTTCTGGCACAGGTGCAAGAATTGATAAAGCAAATATCGATATCTCTACACCTACTGCTCAGATAGGTATTCGTGGTACAGATTTTACGACCACTGTTGATGAACTTGGCAGAACGTTAGTTGTATTATTGCCTGATGAAAATGGAAATTCATCTGGTGAAATAATTATTACAAATGCTGGTGGGACAATTACATTGAATGAGGCATATCAATCCATGATGTTACAATCATATGATGTTATGCCACAAAGAACAGTTATTCTTGAAGGTATTACTCCTGATTCAATTAATAATATGTTTATTGTCAATCCACCAAAAGAAATAAAAGAAGTAGAAGCAGAAAGAGAAAGTAAAGAAGATGATGCTCAAGGTATTTTAGATGTCGATTTTTTGGCATATGATGCCTTAGAAGAAGATGCTTTAGAAGATAAAGGAGAATTAGAATATACTGAACTAGATATTGATTTACTAGATGTTGAGTTTCTTCAAGACTTATTAGACATTACTGCAGAACTTGACAGAATAAATGAGATTGATAGAGAAGTCGCAGATATAGGTAATGTTAACATTGAAGGCACTCAAGTAGGGTTTGATGATGATAGTCAGTATAGTACGTTTGTTAATAAAGAAGAAGAAACAATTGTTATGACTAGAGAAGTAGAAGGTATTATTAGAATAACTCATGCAATTTATACTAATGCAGTTATTGAAACATATACTAACCAAAAACCAAGCGAGATAACTTTAGGAGATGGTTCAGATACAAGAATCATAATAACACAAGAATGATTAAATATTACATACAACGTATCAAAGAAGAAATATCGCCACAAGGACTTAAAACTATTATAACAATGTGGATTTTATTTTCGATTGGTATTGCAAGTTGTGAATATGCATATGCTGATAATGAAATATATATTACTCAAAGTGGTGAAGGTACAAAGTTGTTTATCGAACAAGAAGGTAAAGACAACAAAGTAGACTTTTCAATGCAACACCAAGGCAACGAAGTAAAAATAATCCAGCATGGACATAATAATAAAGTAAGTTATGGGCATTGGGGTAGTTTAAGTAGTGGTGATATAGACGGTACATTTAATAATTTAGACTTTGCACAAATATGTGGTCGTGGTTCACTTTGTAAAGAATCTCACATAGGTCTTCACATTTATGGTGACGATAACAATGTTCGTTGGGGTCAAGGATATATTTTAAGTTCTTTAAATGATACAACTTTTGCATGGGACGGAAGTGAAGGTGGTGGTCATGATGTAACTATTGATATTCATGGAGATAATAATAATCTTGCAGGTAGTCAAAGAAATTCATCTGCAGGTATCTATAGTGAACATCAAGCAACATTTTATCTTTACTCTGATAATAATAATGTATTCTGGAGACAAAATACTGATGGTGTAAAAACTGTAAATTTATACACATACAATGATGGAAACAATGTTACAGGATATCAAAGTGGTTATGCAACACATACTGCAAATATATCTTTAACTGGTTCTAGTCCAACAACATTAAATTTAAGTCAACAAGGCAATTCTGCTCAGTCTTATTCACTATCACAAAACTGCCAAACTATGGGTGGTTGTAGCATTTCTGTTGCACAACAATAAAGACGATGTACAATTGGAAAGTTGTTCTCATAACAATACTGTTATTAGTTGGTGTTCGTGTTGCTGACCCTAAATTAGTAGAACAGTTTCGTTTAAACTATTTTGATTCACTACAATATCTACAAACACCTGTAGACTCTGGTATTGTTCTAGTTGATATCGATGAAAAGTCTCTAGAAAAGTTTGGACAGTTTCCTTTTCCACGTGAAGTCTATGCAAAAGAATTAAGCAAAAGTGGTCCTCTATCTTTGTACGTAATGAACATGAGTTTCACAGAAACAGACAGATTTGGTAGCGATGAAGATTTAGCAAACACGATGATACATAGAGAAGTTATATTATCTTCTATTCCTACAAACGTATCTAATAAAGGCGACAAACCTTTTCTTGGTTTTGGTAAACTAGGTAAAGGTGACCCTAGTGACTGGTTGTACACTTATAAAGGTATTTCTACACCCATAAAAGAATTAAATCCTGTTGGTGTCGGTGTTGTAAGTGCGGCACCAAGTGTTGATGGTATAGTTCGTGAAGCGCCATTAATGGTAATTGCAAATGGTCATATTTATCCTTCTCTCGCACTAGAAACTTTACGTGTTTGGAATCGTCAACCTAATTATGCAATGAAAGTAAAAGAAGCAGGTGTTGAATGGGTAAGAATGGGTAAACTAGATAAGATGTCCACTACACCTAACTCTAATATACAAATTGCATATTGGAATAATTTTAAACGTATCTCTTTTGGTGAACCAATGCCAGATGGACAAATGTATATCATTGGTTTATCTGCTGGTGGACTAGTAAATCCAATACCAACGCCAATGGGTGCAATGTACCCACATGATGTTCAAGCAAACTTAATTCAAACTGTTGTAAGTGGTGTACAAATACAAAGACATTTCTTTCTTGAACAATTAGAGATACTTGTTTTGACAATGAGTATGTTATTGATACTACTTATGGTATATAGATTGCCTACGTATTTAAGTGGCATATTATCTCTTGCTATGATTGGTGGTATAATCGCAACAGGACTATATTATTGGTATACTGCTCTATTGCTTATTGATGTAGTGTACACGTCATTGGCATCGCTTCTAGTGTTCGGACATGCATCATTTAACAAGTATTACGTTACATACAAACTTAAAGAAATGATAAAAGGTCAGTTCAAAACGTATCTATCGCCAGACATGGTAGATAAACTTGCAGAAGACCCAAGTCTATTAAAACTTGGTGGTGAGAAAAAGAACATGACATTCTTTTTTATGGACATAGTTGGGTTTACACCAATATCAGAACATTACAAAAACAATGATGACCCCGAAGGTCTAGTGGAATTAGTTAATAACTTTTTAGATAGAACGTCTAATATCATACTACGTAATGGAGGTACAATTGATAAATACATGGGTGATTGTATAATGGCGTTTTGGAATGCACCATTAGACAATACGTATCATGCAGAAATGGCATGTATTTCTGCAGTAGAAATAGAACAAGAACTAGAGATAATACAAGATGAATTTAAAAGAAAAAATCTTCCTAGCATCAATGTCGGCATTGGTATTAATACTGGTGACTGCATCGTTGGCAACATGGGTTCTGTTTCCCGATTTGATTATTCAGTCATCGGAGATGCAGTTAATCTCGCCGCTCGTTTGGAAGCACTAGCGGCCAGAGGCAAATATAAAAACAATAGAATACTTATCAGTTTAGATACTGTAAACTCTATTCGTCAATATGGATATAGTCGTAAAGATTTTTTATTTAAAAAATTAGATACAATTAAAGTAAAAGGTAAAGAAGAAAAAATAGAAATATATTCACCATGAAAGATTTTTTAAATTCAGTTCGTATGCCATATCAAGATGCGATTGTATTTGCGACTAGACTATATGATTTTCATATTGAACAGTCTATGAAAGATTTAAAAAATAAAGACTTTCATATAAAACAAGCACATAGAATGAAAGATTGGATAACTGATATGAAAGAGTTTATCGTTTCAAATGAGTCTTGTCATGAACGTGAAGCATAATCAAGGCATAGTGGATAACTTTTAATAAGTCTTGTCTATTATACCCATTTTTATTTCCATATCGTTGTGCATATTTCATAATATTACCGATACAAAAACCTTCACCATGACCACCATCAATGATAAATTCAGTTGCTTGAAACTTGTTTTTAGAATAATGTTGCTCGTAAGTCGAGTTAACATATTTTAATAATTCAAGAATATTATCATTCTCATTATATTTGTATTTTATTTTTTTTGCCATTGTCCTATATTATACACTAGTTGTCATTAGTTGTCAAGTCTTCAATTACTTCATTTAAATAATCTATGTTAGTAAACTTTACTGCCATTGTAAACCTATCACACGAAGTATATGCAGAATGCCAACAATGATTTTCTGGGTCATTCTCTTTACCAAAATGAAACCAACGACATTGCCAACCTTTCTTATCTGGTATAGTGACTATTTCATTTGTTTTATTATCTAAATAATTAAAATACCCATCACCTTTTAAACTGTATGTAAATAACATTTGATAGGCAGATGCATTCCAATTTGTATGCCAACCTATAAATCCACCTGGTGGATAATAATTTAATAAAGCATTATGTTTTGCACCAATTTCTGGTGGAAATTCGTATTTATAATATTCATAAAATTTTTTCCAACCACTTGGGTTTTTTTCTAATGCATGACTTATAGAAGTACTATAAAATGCATCGGGGTATCCGTCATGACTTCTTGACATAATATCATTTAAGTATTCTCTAGAACAATAATATTCACCATTATCTAAATCGCCTCTAATTCTATTATAATCCATATTGTCGTAATCTAAAGAATAAAAATCATCTATTAGATTATCTAACATGTTAGTATAATAAGAATTATTAATTACTATTTCTGCCATACCAATTTATTAAATCATCACCTGTTCTTTCTATACCAAATCTACAAACTTCTTTATCATTTCTTGTTCTGATAATAAGTCCATTATTGTATGTTGTGTCTGTAACTGCTCCATTTTTTATTAGTTCTGCTTTAGTTTCTGCAGTATCATAATGCATTGATGTTAGTGAATGAAAATGTATACAACTAATGCCTTTCGCCCATTTTTCTACTTCAAGTAATAGTTTTTGTTGTTCTACTGCTTCGTTATACTCAGTCATTTATGCACCATAAATTTCTAGGTTTGTAACTAAGTCCATAAAAACTTCTACTCTACTTCTATCTTTCCAATCTCTGTTTTGTTCAATTGCAACTTCAAACTGTTCTAAGTATAATTTATTTTCTACGTCTTTCCACATTCTCTGAGCAACATTATCTGGGTCTAACATTGGATAGTTTTTATGTTTTGTTGGGTCAAAGTCACCATTCGTGTCTCTATTTGTTAAACCAGTTTTAGTCATACCAAGACTATAGTTTGTCCAGTATACATTTTTTGCTTCTTTATTTCTTACTTTCCACATAAATGCTTCTAGTAATAATTTTGCTTTAGTATCACTATAGTGCATATATGGTTGACTTATTAGACCATCATAAAATCCATCAAGATTATCTGCTAAATGAGTATATGCAAGAACAGAACCAGTTGTAATCATAACACCTTTTTCAAATCTATCTACAAACCAAGTAGCAATCTGATTTTGATTGCCATCTCCCCAAACATTATTGAAGAATACATCTGGTTGATATTCTTTTATGAAACCAAGAACATCTGCAAGATTATTAACAATGTCATAACCTGTTGTACGAGAAATGCCTTGCACTTCGTAATCACTAGGACAATTTTCTAGTATTGCTTTACCAATACCAGAAGTATGTCCAGTAATTAATACTTTCATTAAACTCTTTCTATTACCGATGTTGCTTCTTCATATGCTTTAGCAACATCTTCGTGTGTATCGACTACTAAAACAACTTGTGGTTTTTTAATTATGAGTTCTTCTGGTGATTCTACAGAAGTTACACAAACACCTTTAGCAAAACCAAAACCTTTCTCTGATTGTATAACCATTCTAGGGTTTTTCATTCTGATTACATCTGCGCCTTCTTCAATTGCACCTATATATTCTCCATAAGTAGTCACAACAGTTTTTATATCTGCCATATTTTCTCCTATAATTTTACTGCTAACACAACTAATATTGCTAACTGTATTAATATAACTATCAACAATTCAATACCCAAGATAGTATGATACCATATCCATCTAGTTTTATATGCATTGTCAACACTTAATTCTTCTGGGTCTGGTTCACCAGATATACCTTTGTCTGGCGCACCCCATAATGTGTCTTTTACTTTATCTACTATTCCCATTTAAAATCTTTAAATTTTTCTGAACTCACTCGTTCACCTGATGTTGACTTATCAAATACAGGTGTATCATCATTATTTACTACAACGTTTTGATTATCATCATCTGCTAATCGCATTTTACTTCTATCAACTTTTAGTGTAAATCTATTGTATTTAGTTGGGTCGTTATATCTGTTTTTCAATTGTTTAACAAGTATCTTACCCATTGTATTTAATTCTTCATTTGATATTAATGCAAACATTAAGTCAGCAGTTGCTGGCAAACCAAACGATTCAGAAGTATCTTCTAGACCAGGGTCGTCACTAGTAAAACCACTTCTGTTTGTTTGTGTTGCACTCATAATCGGGACATTAAATTCTACTGCAAGACCTCGCATTTCTTCTGCAATACTCTTGATATAAGAATAAGAGTTGATACTACCACCAATCATCTTCATTCTACTTGATGCACATATGTTTAGATAGTCAACGAAGATTATTTCTGGTATAAAGTTTTTCTTAAGTTTTAATTCATTGAGTAATGCACGAAAGTGTGAAGTGTTTGCTTGACCTGTTGGATATTCTTTGATAATTAATTTACCATCTGTCTTTGCAGTTATCTGAGATACTTTATCTTTAAACATATCTTTAGATAGATTCTCAATCTGGTCGATTGGTATATTTAATAAGTTAGCATCGATTCTTTCTGCAATCTTTTCTTCTGCCATTTCCATAGTAATATATAAAACGTTTCTACCTTGTGCTAATATATTAGATGCTAAGTGACACATGAATAAAGATTTACCAACACCTGTACCAGCAAGTGCGATGTTTAACGTTTTATTTGGTAAACCACCTTTAGTTATTTTATTGAAGTTTTCTAAGTCAAATGGTATTCGTTCTTCTTGTTCATGATAATAATCATATCGTTCATCTACTTGTTCAAGATAATCGTGACCAATATTAGTATCAAAAGAAACACCAAGTGCTTTTGATAAAACATCAGGGATTGCATTCTTTTGAAGTGTTGCATGTTTACCATCGATGATAGATATAGATTCCATAACTGCATTATATACAGAACGGTCTTGACACCACTTTTCAGTTCTTTCAACTAACCAGTCTAGATTTTCAGATTCAGCAGTAAAAATATTAGGCAACATTTCAATTGCTTGTCGATAGTTTTCTTCACTTAATCTATTGCCTTCATCGACTTCAATTTTAAATGATTCAAGAGTTGGTATCTTATTATACTTAGATACAAACTTTGCGACTTCTTTAAATAAGTCTTTGTAAACACCTTCGAAATAATCAGGTGCTAGAAATGGTAATACTCTACGTGTGTATTCTTCATTAGTAAGAAGATTTCTAAGTATCGTCTGTTCTAGATTTATATTCATTTTCTGCCCATTCTAAATTTTCTTTTGTTGCAAGAACTTCTTTATTCTCTTTGTCCCATGCCATCATTGACCCATCGGCAATAGATGCCTCTATAATATTACTTAGTATTCTCCCACAGTACTCTTGGAATTCAAAGTTGCCTTCTATTTCTAACTCAGGGTCAGGACTGCTAACTATATTATAGTTAAAAGTAAGTGCATCTTGTTTACCATCGAATGCAACATTACCATAACGTATAACAGTTTCAGGAAACTCTTCTAGTAGTCTTACGTCCCAACCCTTTTCATCTAACGAACTTGGAATAATTTCATAGTGAATGCCTTCACTAAGTTTATCTACGATATCATTCACTAACGATTTCTTCCATATCTACTTTTGACTGTAGACCAATCGAGTACTGACTTTTAACAAACTCTTTGAAGTCTGTATCAGCAAAGATAGGATTCCAGAACTCACTTGTTAAAGTATCTTTTTCTCTTAGTTTACTGCCAATCATTTCACCAGATTCTTTGTTCACTACTTGGTACCAACCATTACTAGGTTTTACTACATAACCACCAGCAAGTGCAACATCAAGTAGACCACTAAATCTTTCTATGCCACCTTCCCATGATACTGCGATAGGTATTTTAGATTTCTCTTTGACATATCTACTCTTTTCAATGTTAACAACAAATTCATAACCAGTAACTTCTGTGCCTGTTTTTTGTTGTCTTCTACCTATAATCCAAATGTTGTCTGCAGAATAATAGATACCAGTACCACCACCAACAACGTCTTTAGGGAACAAACCAATTTCTTTATAAGTATGATTTACCGCAAGAAGTGGTATGTTTTTCATTTTTAAATAAGGTGTTGTCATTCTAAATAAACCTTTCAATGATTTTGCACGAGACATATCTGCAACAGATTTTTCATTGAATGTATCTTCAAGTTCTTTTTTACTTGCAAGGTTACCGATAGAATCAATCACAACTATTACATCATCATTTCTTTCTAATTCTTCTAGTTGTCTAATCAAGTCAAACTTTAATTCTTCTACGTTAGTAATAGGTGTATGTAAAACTCTTTTTGTATCAATATCAAATTGTTCAAAATAAGATTGTGGTGAACCAAACTCTGAATCATAAAACAACAGTACTGCATCTTTCTTTTCTTTTAAATAAGATGATGCCATCTTTAATGCAAACGATGTTTTAAAGTGTTTACTTGGTCCAGCAAGAACAGTAAGACCTGGCATTACACCACCATCAAAGTTACCACTCAATGCCACATTAATCATGGGTACATCTGTAGTTACCATATCTGATTCAGTAAAAAATTTAGAATCAGAAAGTACTGCAGTATTTCCTAGTGTTGAATTTTTCTTCAACTTATCCATTATAGATGCCATATTATTTATCCTCAAAATTTATGTTGTTAGATTTCTCTCGTTCATCGAGTTCATACTCTTCTCGCATTTTGTTGTTTATTTTAACAGACTCGGCAATCAAAGTCAAGTCTTCATCAAACTTAGTAAATGCATTCATGTCTTTTGGTAAACATGCACCACCAAACCCACGTTTGCCATCATACCCAGGGACTCTAGAATGAGCAAAACCTATTCTACCATCACTACAGATACCATTAATTATTCTTTGAGCATTCAAACTCTGTTTTTTTGCACTATCATGTATTTGATTCATGAATGTAACTTTCAAACCAAGAAAACTGTTGACTCCATATTTTACCATTGCCGCTTCTTGTGGTGTCATACTAATCCAAGAAAGATTAATACATAAACTAAATGTACTATAAAAAGTTATAATTCTTTGGCAAGATTCTTCTGTTGGACCACCAATAATTCTCATTCTAGAATTTATAAATTGTTCTTTTGCATTATTTTCTGTTAAAAATTCTGGATTGTGTGTAATTCTAGGTTTATCGTCATCGTGTACTGAATTATATAATCTAGTTAGAATATCTGGCGTTACTGTTGATTTGATAACAATAAGTGCATCTGTATGTTGGATAAGTTTTAATACTGCATCTTCAACGATGGCACCATCAACTGTTCCATTATCAGACATTGGTGTTGGCGCACATACAAACACACATGTTGGATTCCATTTACATAAATCGTCTATGTTTGTTTCTAGTTTTGGGTCTACATAAAACTTTTCTAAGTCATCATTAGTAAATGCATAATCAATTGCTTGACCTACAAATCCATAACCGACAATTCCTAATTTAAATTTACTTTTTGCCATTAATTAACCTCATGATAATCTTTATACCAACTTACAAATTCTGCTACACCTTCTTCAATGTCAACTACAGGTTGATATCCAATCTTTTCAATCTTAGATGTATTACTCCAAGTTTCAAGTACGTCTGCGGGATGTGGTGGTGTTTTTATAATATCTGGTTCTCTATTTAATTCAATTCCTATTCTATTTATAAAATGTATTAGGTCGACTTGTTTGCCTCTACCGATATTAAAGATTTCATCTGAACGTATGTCTTGATTAAAAATACATAATTTAATACCAGCAATAATATCAGATATATACGTAAAGTCTCTTTTCATTAGACCCCAATTAAATGCCCTAACAGGATTACCAGCAACAATATCTTTTGTCATATCGTACAATGCCATGTCGGGTCTACCCCATGGTCCATATACTGTAAAAAATCTTAGACCTATATTATGTAGACCAGACATTTTAAACTGACACTCATTTACATACTTAGTGTATGCATATGGATTCTTTTGATGTGGTTGAACTATTTCTTCTGTCCATGGTAATGTTTTTGTGCCACTATAGACAGATGATGTTGATGCATAAATTACTTTGGTGACGTTATGTAACTTACATACGTTAATTAAATTTTGTGTGCCATCTATGTTATCTCTATGATATAAGTGTTCATTACCAACACTTTGGCGAACTCCAGCACGTGCCGCCAAATGCACAACAATATCAGGTTCATAATCCGCAAAAAGATAATCTAGTTTTTCAAAATCATTTAAATCACAATTTCTTATTTCTAATCCAAACTCTTCGCATCTATCTTGTTTTAATTGTGGGTCATAGTAATTATTAAAGTTATCAATACCAACACAATATAAATCATATTCTTCTGTTAACAAAGAATGCATTAAATGACTACCAATAAACCCTGCGCCACCCGTAACTAATATTTTCACAACTTTAGTTTCTGTTTCTGTAGACATATTCTAGTGCCCTATCTGCTTCTCGTACCATATCTCTGTTTTTATACCAACCACCAGTTTCTGCATCAAACTCTTTACATAGACTTGCAATTTGTTGAGCAGTAATTGGATAACCTTTCGATACTGCATTACCAGATGTTGCAACCATAATCTGATACATTTTATAATACCAACCGCTTTCTGTTATAGTTCGATATTCTGTTTCGAGTTTCTTTGACCAGAAAGGACAATCTCTATAACCAGACCAATTAATATTAGTATTATCTAGTTTGCTTTTACGATGTTCGACAACTGCTTTCTGTAATTCTGGTGGTAATCTATCTAGAAAGTTTACACCCTTGTTTTCAATATAAGAATGTTTCTCCATTAACATTTCTGGGTCAAGTTTGACACCATCATTAGTAAAGATAAAATTAAATGCATTTGGATATTGTGCAGGTACATAATACATACGGGCAAGGTCTTTTGTTTGTTCATCACCAATTTCTTTGAATTGTTTGTTCATCGCAAACCAGAAATGTGATAAGTCTTTCGCATCTACTTCTTTAGTAAGAGGAAAGACTAAACGAAACTTTGGTCGTTTTTCTGTAGATGATGCAGTACTATAACATACGTAATGATAAGCACCGAACTTTTCATACAACTCTTTCTTTAATTGCACAAGAACATCGCCAGATGTATCAGCAAGTATATAACTATCAACATCAAGACAAGACCAAGCACCCCATTTATTAACACTCTTATTACTTCTTGTCCGACCTTCGTCAAACCTAGCAGGACTAATAAGAGCAGAACTATTATTTCCACCTTTTGCACCTCGTTCATTAGATAATTTGTATAGCAACTCTTCAAATTTATCCCATGAGTCAAAACTCATAGTTCTATGAGTCTTATTATCATAAGTATTTTTGAATATTGTTAAACTATACATCACCTGTTATTATACATTATATAACAATGATTGTCAATCAGAAGAATCTCTCCAATGCATACAACCCTGCTCTTTCCATATCTTGCGATATTTCTTCATTCTTTTTTCGTGTTCTTCTTGTAACTTTTTTTGTTTTTTTGTAAACTTACCCAAACTTCGCTCCACTATTTACATCATTTTTCTTTTTCTTTTTAAACGTAAAAAATCTTTTCAAACCACCACTTAGTCCCCATATGGTAAACAGATATACTAAGGTTAGTATACCTATCATTTGTAAGATTGCTTCAATCCACTCTATCATTATTTTGTGCTTCTTTTATACCTGCTTGTTTACCTACAAAGTAACCAATTACAAAAGGTATAACAAGGACAAATATTCCTATTAGTTCCATCTACCATTTCTCCACTGTTATAAATTTACCTGTGTTATAGTCCCAACCATGAGTTTTATGTACTTTGGTCTCACCATTTTCATCTTTGTACACAACTTCTTGACTCATAGGTTGCGATACTGACATTGGGTCATGTTTCACTATTATCTCTGTTGTGCCGTCTTCATTAAATTGTTTTTCTCTACCTAAATATTTAAATGCAGTAGACCCTTCTGAATATCCACCTTGACCAGATAGTTTCATTGCGGGTACATGGTCAAATTCATATTCGCATTCACAATCATTTTCAACACTATAAAGACCAATTGCTTTATTGGTGCCATAAACATATTCACCATTTGTCATTTTCATATAAATCATTTCATGTACTTGTGACATTTAAAATTTCCCGTTTCCTTTATTGTTTCCTGAGTCGTATTCTCTAAGTGCTTTCCAATATTCTTTTAATTTTACACGAACTTTATACCAAAAGATATTCATACCTCTTGGGTTTGAGTTTTCGCCTATCATTGCGATTATGCATAAAAATAATAATGTGTATAGTAAAAATTCGGCCATCCTTAACCTCTAACTAAAAAAATCCTCTAATGATGCTTTAGGTTCTGCCGACCAATCAATCGCATCAAAGATTGGTTCAAGCGGTTCAAGAAAAGTTTTTTCAAACATTGTATCATAGTCAATGTATTTATGCAAATTAAACTCTTCGGGTAATCTTGTTTTAAAAGAAATAACATTTTCATTTATTGGGTTTGGTGTTTTTAGATAACAAAATTTAATCTTTTCACCATTACCAATCATTTCATATCTTTTAGTCAATTGGTGTTTTTCTATGTAATGATTATGTAGCAAACTGCCTCTAGAATGTATTGGTGTACCTTTGGTATAAATCTTTTTCTTGTCTTTATATTTTTTTACGTGACGAACACCACGAGGAAATGCAATATCTTCTGGACGTATTTCACTAAACTCTTTACGAAAGTTTGCAACGAAACTTTGTGCTTCATCTTGAGTTTTACCAACTAAGATAGGAAACAACTCTTTCATTTTGTTACGAACTAATTCTGGTGTAGAAGATTTAATTGCTTCAATGCCCATAATTTTTAGTTTTGGTTTTGCATATTGAACACCTTCTGAGTTATGTACATTTAGAATATATCTTTTCTTTGCCTGCCAAATGCCCTTGTCTGCAATAACTTCTCTACCCATTTCCATACGATTACTCATTGCACCAGAATAATCTGCAAACTCTTGATATGAATCTGTTAAGACTTTTTCAAAATGAGTTTTAGATATCTCGTCCAGAAACTTAACAGGATTTTTAGGATTGAATTTCTGGACGAGTTCACCCATACGAATGTATAGTGAATCTGTGTCAATTGCTATGACATAATCTTCTTCATCTGTTTCTAATAATTTATTCATTTCTTTGTTGACAGTTCGTTCTGCCCAAAGAATTGCTAACTGACCCGACATCGTGATAGATTCTGCAACACGTTGGTCAAAGTATCTAAACCAACGATTACCTAATGCGCCATAAAGTGAGTTCATTAAAATCTTAATTGCCATTTGTTCATTATACAAATGTGATATTTTATTTGACAAAGATTTAGTTGGTGTAGATTCATACTCTTGTTGTAATTTCAACATTTCTTTTTTAATCTCTACACGTTCTTCATAATATTTCTGAATAACAAATGGGATTACACCTTGTCTATTCTTTTTAAATCTTGCACCATTTGGTGTAGTTGCATACGTTGTATCAATGTCTGTTTGTTTTCTTAGCATGTGTTCAATAGATGTATCAACTAGTCCATCAACTACAGTTTCGGGTGACATATTGTTTTGTACAATGATATTAGGATATAGTGAGTTCAAGTCAAACGATACTACCCAATCATGGGCACCAATCTGAGGTTCTTTAACATATGCACCAACAAAATCTGATTTACTCTTTTCTATTTTAGGTGGACAAACAACTTTGTTTTGTTGAAGTATACGATAGATGATAGTGTCCCATATCATTGTTGTGCCTAGCACGTCTCTGTAGTTAACACCACCACGATATGCCATAGTCAATGCTAACGTAATAAGACCTAACTTCTCTTCAAATCTGTCAACTAATTCAACGTCTTTAATATTGTATTCAATAAACTTTTGATAATCATTTTTATATAATGAAAATAAACTGCCCTCTTCTTCATATGATAACTTACCTTCGCCAAGTTCTACGTGTGCAATATGATTCAATGAATACATTTCTTGTTGTACATACGTAAACTTTTTGTATAATTCTAAATAGTCAAGTTGAGTTATGCCCATAATATCATAAGCATAATTTGTATTACCAGTAATTTTATCTTTTCTATTATCTTCTTTGACATTACCCCAGGGCGATAATTTTTTGATTTCTTCTTCACCATAAACTTTTCTAATTCTGTTAACGATGTATACCATATCAAACCCAATACTATTCCAACCAGTAACAATGTCTGGATAGTTATCTTTCCAATACTCTAGAAATTTGTGAAGCAGGGCCGCTTCGTTTTTACATTGTATATAAACTACATTGTCTGCTGGATTAAACTCACCAAAACCCCATGTGCGATAAACTTTTTCTTTACTATTCTTGATTGTGATTGCAGTTATCGGCCATTCTGCTAAATGTGGTTCAGGGAAACCTTGGTCTGATTGACACTCGATATCAATTGTTGTGACAGATATATCATCACGATTAAATTTAATTTCTTCTGGATATTTTTGTGCAATAAATTGTGAGACAAAATTATTCATGCCATAAACTGTAAAGTCATCTACGTTTTCGTATCTCTTTACAAAGTCTGTTGCATCTTTCATAGAATCAAACTCTATTGGTTCTACTAGAAGATTATCTAAAGTTGCATAACTACCTTCAGATGTACTCTTAGATGTTTTTATGTATAATTTTGGTTTGAATGGAATTCTTTGCTTGACTCTTTGTCCACCTTTGTAACCTATGTAGAGCAAACTGTTGCCATAACGGGTTACGTTAGTATAAAAATTCATAATATAATCCTGTAGTTATTGTGTATTATACTAGGTTAAACAAAAAATGTCAAGGGATATTTCTACCCCTTGACACAAATACTATTATTTAATTTTAATAGTTTTAGGTTTTTTCTCTTCGGGTATATTTTTTATCAATTCAATTGATAATATACCATCATCAAGTTCAGCAGATTTTACTTCGACAAACTCTGCAAGTGCAAAAGTTTTTACAAAGTCTTTTGTTGAAATACCTTTGTGTATTATTTCAGCAAATTTATCTTCTGACTTAGCGATAACAGATATCTTAAGTGAAGAATCTTCTACTTCGATGTTGATATCCTTCTTTTGAAAACCTGCGACTGCAAGTTCAACAAAATAACTTTCGCCTTTCTTGACGATGTTATATGGAGGATAGTTTGATTGAGGAACCGATACTCTTTGTAAAGTATCAAAGATAGAATCGAATCCCACCGAGAATGGTCTGAATTGACCAAATGCTTCTATTTGTGTCATATTAACTCCTAATATTAAGCAAGTTTATGTGTATGCCGAACCATTCGCACATACTACTATTATATATATGTGTATGAATTTCTAAATTTCAACCCCTAAAGTAAAAAAAATGCCAGCAAAGTTTAAACCTACAGAAAAAATTGTTGATAGAGCAACTAAAAAAGTGACTGTAAAACATTATTATCTTAAACAAGTGCCTCAAAATGAATTGTTTTCAGCACTTAACAATGATTCTACACCAAATAAAAAGAAACAAAAGATTCGTAATGAATTGGTTCGTAGAGGTGTAAAAATAGTTTATGCTTCAAAAGAAGCAGGTATCTGTTAACCTTCAATCCCAAAAGAATAAGTTACACGAGATTGTAATGGAGTTATTTCGTGGTCAGTACCTCGGGGTATATAAACGACATCGCCTACATTCATAACTTTATTTATTTCTCCTACTGTTAACTTAATACGACCTTTTACTTGTAATAATAAAACGTCCATTTTATCTCTGTGTAATGGAAAACTTTTATGTTTACCAAAACCTATAAATGCAATATTTGTAATTATTTTATCTGGACAAATATCTTCTAATAAAGAGATAATTTGTTTTACAATAGGTTTAACTGATTCTCTTAGATGTAATTTTTGTAACTCAGTCCTATTTTTATGAGATTCTACTTTGATATATTCTTTAGGGTGACTATCAATCATATTAACGATTGTAGTCCAGTTTTGATGGATTAATTTGGGTTCAATACTTGTTTCGAAAACACGATTATTTTGTATTGCCGATGTTATATTTTGGACAAAGTTCCCATTCATTCTTTTCTTTAAAAGGTATTATTTTAATTTGTTTTAGAGAACTACATTCTTTTACTTTTTCTGTATTTTGTATTTCAACTAGTCCCCAATCACTTAACAATGTTGCTATAGTATTTCTACGTTCTAAATCCGATTGCTCTAAATTAGATTTCTTTCCGTCTAGCATAAACAATTCTTTAAAGTGTACTATGAAGTATCTACCTTGTTTGTGTAATATATGACACGATTGAAATAATTTATTTTCTTTTCTTGATGCAACACCGATACGTGTTAATGTTTCTCTGACTTTTAAAAAGTCATCTGGTTCTGCAATTGTTACTTCTAACATATCTGCAGGTGACCATGTTATTATATTATTTTCTTCCACCTTTACTCACCTTCTTTCTTAATACATCTAATTGTTGAGGTGTAAGTAGTTGAATAACTTGTCTTGCTTTTTCATTGCTATATCCATAGTATTCTTTAACCACTTCAACATTATTTTCGATTTCTGGTTTAATCCATTTACTAAATCGTTTTCTCTTTCTAATAGTATTTATAAGAAATGCGAATTGTAGACGTGATTCTAGGTGGCCATATCTATTCATTTCATTAGCAAGTGCGACTGTATCAGGAAAATAAGACAATGACCTATTAATTATGAAAGGTACATATGCTTTTTCTGTTTCTTCATCTACCATGATATTTCTTTTACCATAGTTGATTTCGTTTAAATATTTAAATGGATTCATTATTTTTTAAAAGTCCATCGCTATACATATTCTACCATCTAGTGAAGGTTCAACACCATGTATTAAATTAGCATTAAACATTACAAATAAATTTTCTTTAGGTTCTATTGTAATACCTTCATCTGGAAAAATTAAATTACCTGATTCATCACCAACTTGTAAATAGTATATTGCACTCATTTTAACATCATCTTTTTCATGATGATGAAACATACAACCTTCACCGTTTGTGTATTCAATACTCCACATTTCTGAAATTTTCATCTTAGCATGTTTTTCAATTTCTTTTGTCATTATAGTCCAAGAAAGCGGTATTTCTTTATTAGATTTATTCCACTCATACGTTGGTTGCCATATTTTACCACCAAGTAATCTACTAATATTTGCGCCTGTTCTTGACTGGTCACGATGGGCATTTTCTTGAATTTGTTCTATAATCAAGTCTTTGTTTCTTATTTCAAGTTTACTTAAACTCAACATTTGCCATAATCTCTGTTAAACATGCTACCATATTTAGTTCATGGTCAGCAACAAATGAATTCTTATATTGATAGTCAGCAAGTATAATTACAAGTTGTGGTATGCTTTCTGGTTTGACATTCTCGTGCATAGTATCATAGACACCACGAATAATTGCCACTGGGTCAATATCAATATTGTTCACAACCCATGTTCGCATACGTTTAAAATCTTTTGCTTTCAGGGCAGGATATAAATCATTGAAACTGTCATCTTGTCTTATTAAAACTTCTGCATCAATTGTACCACCGATAGAATTACGTTGACACTCATTTAAAACTCTACGCCAATCTGGTGCATGTTTACTGATAAGTTCTGCAATTACATCTTTATTATATTTTATATTTTCTTGAGTAAGAATATCTTCAAGACGTTTCATAAACTGCATACACAACTGTGCCATAGTTTTCTTATCAGTATTAAATTCATAAACACCACATCTTGAATGCAGTGGTTCAATCACACGATTCTTAAAATTACATGTGAGAATAAATCTACAGTTCTGAGAAAACTCTTCGATAAAACCACGAAGTGCTGGTTGTGTTGATTGTGGATTCAAATAATCTGCTTCATCTAGTATGACTACTTTGTAACCACCTTGTAATGAGATAGAAGATGCAAACTGTTTTATCTTACCACGAAGTGTATCTATATTACCTTCTTCTGACCCATTGATAACAATATAATCAAGTTGAAGTTGTTCGCATATTGCTTTTGCTACAGTTGTCTTACCAAGACCTGCAGTACCAGTGAATAACATATTTGGTATTTCACCAGATTCGACAATCTTAGTAAATGTGTCTTTTAGTTGTTTTTGAAGTATTGTCTGCTCGACAGTTTTTGGTCGATACTTCTCGACCCATAGGAAATCATCATTCATAATATAAAGTTCAAAGGTGAGAGTTGTAAGAAAGCGTTGTGTATAATATTACTGTGACACCTAGCAATGTGCTTACAACTCTCGAAATTAAAAAAGAGTATTATAACAGGTCTAACTAGACTTGTCAAGACCTTGCTTAGATTGAAATTGTTCGCACAATTGTATAATCTGAGTTGCTTGGTCTCTAAGTTGACCTATAGTTGTCAACTCTTCTCCTTTGAAACCACCTCTTTGTACTACTGTATCAATAACTGCTACTGTTGAACGTGCAACTCTATTTGATACTTCGTATATTTGCGAGTGGTCGTCTTCTTTCTTTTCAGGTACTGGTTTTGCCATTTTATGCTCCGTATGTTGAAGATTTCTCAAGTGCAATAAAATATTCTATGTCACTCTGAGTACTTGTAAATTGTGAAATTAATTTTGAAGAGATTGCTACATGAAAGTCTTCATCAATAACTTTTAAATTATTTACGTTCATTATAAAGTTGAAGTTTACACCTTCAGGGTAAGTACCTTCAACATCTATGCTAAACAAGTTCGAAGTTGCATTTGATATATCAGCAATTGATAATCTTACTGCACCCTGAGTATTAGAGATAGACAATTCACTATGCCCTAAAACACCAGCGGCCTTACGAACTCTTGCAAGTGTATCACTATCTAGTGTAAAATTAACTTCTGCTTCTGGCATAACAACATCTTTACCAGATGAAGTCAACAT